TGCTACGTCTACGCCCGCGCGGCAGCGTCCAGCGCAGGGCTGGATCGCTTCGAGGAACGCCACTGGCGGGAGTTGGAGCGGCAACTGGGGGTTGCGCCCCCACCGGATGAGCTAGCGCTCATCCAAGACATTGAATTGAACGAGGCCACCCCCAGCGGTGGCCTCGCTGTTTCTGGCAATCGCAATGCCGTCAGACGTGTCATCAAGAGCCGTTGGCTCGGTTGACGCAAACGCTGATGAGGACATCTTGACTTACACCACCGCCCAACTTGATGCATTGAAGCAGGCACTGGCCCTCAGCGAGCGACGTGTGACCTTCGGCGACAAAACAGTCGAATACCGCAGCGTCGAAGAACTGAAAGTCGCGATCCAGACGATCGAGACAGAGATATCGCGCACTGCCACTGCGAGTCCAAAGCGGCAGATCCGGGTCACGACTGCGAAGGGGTTCTGATGGCTTGGTACTCGAAAATTCGCAGCCTACTCGGTCAGCCACCAGTCCACGAGGCAGCAGGACGTGGCCGACGCTCCTTGGCCTGGATGCCAGGCAACCCAGGGGCAGTCGCGGCGATGTTAGCGACCAATGCTGAACTGCGCGGCAAGAGCCGTGACCTCGTGCGTCGAAACGCCTGGGCGCAGGCCGGTATCGAAGCATTCGTGGCCAACGCGGTCGGAACTGGCATCAAACCGCAGAGCCTGTCTGGCGACGAACGCTTCAAGGCCGAGGTGCAGGCGCTGTGGCGCGACTGGGTCGAAGAAGCCGACGCGGCGGGACAGACCGACTTCTATGGCCTGCAAGCCTTGGCGTGTCGGGCGATGCTCGAAGGTGGTGAATGCCTGATCCGTCTGCGGCCACGCCGTCCGGAGGACGGCTTGTCGGTGCCCCTGCAGCTCCAGTTGCTGGAGCCCGAGCACCTGCCGATCAATCTGAACACTGATCTGCCCTCGGGAAACGTCGTGCGCTCGGGCATCGAGTTCGATAGCCTGGGGCGGCGCGTTGCGTACCACCTTTACCGCTCGCACCCCGAGGACGGGCGTCTTGCACCGATGTCGGGCCAGGGTGGCATGGACACGGTGCGCATCCCGGCTGCGGAAATCATCCATCTGTTCCGTGTGCTGCGCCCAGGCCAGATTCGCGGCGAGCCGTGGCTGTCTCGTGCCCTGGTCAAGCTCAACGAGCTCGACCAGTACGACGATGCCGAGCTGGTGCGCAAAAAGACCGCCGCGATGTTCGCGGGCTTCGTCACGCGCGCCAACCCAGAGGACAACCTGATGGGCGAAAGTGCAGCGGACGCCGACGGGATTGCTCTTGCCGGACTGGAGCCGGGCACGCTGCAGATTCTGGAGCCCGGTGAGGACATCAAGTTCTCCGATCCGGCCGACGTTGGCGGTTCGTACTCCGAATTCCTGCGCACGCAGTTCCGGGCAGTCGCTGCCGCCATTGGAATCACCTACGAACAACTGACCGGCGATCTAACGGGCGTGAACTACTCGTCCATCCGCGCAGGGATGCTGGAGTTCCGCCGACGCTGCGAGATGGTGCAGCACGGCGTGCTGGTGCATCAGCTGTGCCGTCCGGTGTGGGCGGCTTGGATGAATCAGGCCGTGCTCGCCGGAGCGCTGGATGCGCCAGGCTTCGCACGTAGCGGGCCATCCCGTCGTCGGCAATACCTTGCCGTGAAGTGGATTCCCCAGGGCTGGCAGTGGGTCGATCCCGAGAAGGAGTTCAAAGCGATGTTGCTGGCCATCCGCGCGGGCTTGATGTCGCGCTCGGAAGCCATCTCGGCCTTCGGCTACGACGCCGAGGATGTTGACCGCGAGATCGCCGCCGACAACAAGCGTGCCGACGACCTTGGCCTGATCTTCGATTCTGATCCTCGCTACACGTCCAAGGACGGCGGTAGCGCTGAGCCCAACCGTAGCGCCGTCACTACCGAAAACGTTACCGACGCATCCGGCACCAATTCGACCGCCTGAAGGACTTCCCATGACCTTGCTGCCGCATCTGGCGGCGCGCCTCTTTGGCGTGCCGCTGGCGATCCATCGCCCAAAACTTGACGTGATCCTGGCCGTGCTCGGCCCCCGGGTCGGCCTTGCTGATCTGGCCGCCGCCCCCGGCTACACGCCGCCCCAACGTGATAGCAGCGCCACGTCCGGATCACCGCCCGGTGTGGCGGTCATTCCGATTCACGGCACGCTGGTGCGCCGCACCGTGGGACTGGAGGCCGAATCGGGGTTGACCAGTTACACCGGCCTCGCCGCGCAACTGGACGCCGCCATCGGCAATCCGGCGGTATCGGCCATCCTGCTCGACATCGATTCGCCCGGTGGCGAATCGGGCGGCGTGTTTGATCTGGCTGACCGCATCCGCGCAGCCAGCCAGGTCAAGCCGGTCTGGGCCGTGGCCAACGACATGGCCTTCTCGGCCGCCTACGCGCTGGCGTCCGCCGCCAGCCGGGTGTTCGTCTCGCGCACCGGCGGTGTCGGCTCGATTGGCGTCATCGCGATGCACGTCGACCAGTCCGAGAAGGACGCGCAGGACGGCGTCCACTACACCTCTGTGTTCGCGGGCGACCGCAAGAACGACCTCAACCCGCACGAGCCGATCTCCAGCGAGGCTCACGCCTTCCTGAAGGCCGAGGTCAATCGCATCTACGGTCTGTTCGTCGAAACGGTGGCCCGCTACCGGGGCATCGAACCCTCGGCCGTGCGGGACACCAAGGCCGGACTGTTCTTCGGGCAGGCCGCCGTCGCCATGGGCCTTGCCGATGCCGTCGGCACCTTCGACGACGCACTGGCGCAACTGCTCGCATCCCTTTCTCCCAACCCGACTCCGGTGGCTGTGGCCACGCGGGCGGGCTCTTTCTGCAACCACCCCAAGGAGTCACTGATGAATGATCGAACCGACCCCGCTGCTCTTGATAGGCCTCTTGCTGATCCTGCTGGCAGTCCTGCTCAACCGCCCGCCGCCACGCTGAGCGTGGCCGACGCCGTCGAGATCGCGCAGACCTGCACGCTTGCCGGTCGCGCCGACCTGATCGCGGGTTTTCTCGAAGCCAAAACCGCACCCGCGACGGTGCGCAGCCGTCTGCTCTCGGCCAAGGCCCAGGCCAGTCCGGAAATCGTCAGCCGCATCGCACCTGACGCCTCCCGTCCAGCACCCGCCAATCCACTGCTCGAAGCCGCCCGGAACCTCGCGGCGCAGTCATCCGCACTGAAGAAGGAGATCTGATATGCCGACCGTTTTTACCGAGGCCATGAACCTGGGCGACCTGCTCAAGTTTGAAGCGCCCAACCTGTACTCGCGTGACCGCGTCACCGTGGCCGCAGGCCAGAACCTGCCGCTAGGTACGGTGCTCGGCATCGTGACCGCCAGTGGCAAATACAAGCAGATCGACCCATCCGCTGAGGACGGCTCGCGGGTCGCCGCAGGCGTGTTGCTGCAGACCTGCGACGCCACGCTGGCCAACCGTGACAACGGCCTCATCGTTGCGCGTCACGCCATCGTGTCTGACCACGCATTGCAGTGGCCCGAAGCCATCACCGCTGCCGAGAAGGCGTCGGCCATTGCCCAGCTCAAGGCGCTGGGTGTCCTCGTCCGTCAAGGAGTCTGACCATGCAAAACATCTTCGAGAACCCGGCGTTTTCGATGTCGGCGCTGACCGCCGCCATCAACATCCTGCCCAACAACTACGACCGCTTGGCCCAAATGGGACTGTTCGTCGACCGTCCGCAACGTTTTCGATCAATCATCGTCGAGAAGCAAAACAACGTGCTGACCCTGCTGCCGACGATGCCCGTGGGCTCGCCCGGCACCGTCGGTGTGCGCGGTCAGCGCAATGTGCGCTCGTTCCACATTCCGCACATTCCACACGATGACGTGGTGCTGCCCGAGGAGGTCCAGGGCATCCGCGCCTTCGGCTCGGAGACGGAACTGCAGACGGTCGCGGGCGTGATGGCGCAGCACTTGCAGACGATGCGCAACAAGCACGCGATTACGCTGGAGCACCTGCGCTTTGGCGCGCTCAAGGGGCTGATCCTCGATGCCGACGGCAGCGTGATCTACAACCTGTACGACGAGTTCGGTATCACCCCGCAGACCTTCGCGTGGAACATTGCCGAGCACGACAGCGATTTTGATGTTGGCAAGGCCTGCCGCGACCTGCTGCGCTACGTCGAAGACAACTTGCAGGGTGAACGGATGACAGGCATTCACGTTCTGGTCGGCAAGGACTTCTTCGAGGCGCTCACGACGCACGACGACGTCATTGCGGCCTATGAACGATGGCAGGACGGCCAGGCGCTGCGCACGGATATGCGATCCGGCTTTACTTTCTGTGGCATCACCTTCGAGGAGCATCGCGGTCGCGCGACAGCACCCGGGGG